AAAAAGGATGGAAATAAAAAAGATTGAATGCTTAACGTGTAAAGCGTTGCATCCAGATACACTGTACCCCAGTGATGATCAGATTTGTGTGTACTGCAAAGCCGACGAAGCAGAACGTATTGAAGAACCTATAACTGAAGAAGCTGTACAAGAGCCAACACCAGAAGAAACTGCACAACTAAAAGCCCAGAAAGAACTTGCGTTGCGTGCATTATCACGTAAGCATTTGCTACCGTTCGTGGAACGTTTTAATCCAGACTACTTACCCGGTTGGGTACATAAGGACATATGTCTACGGTTGGAAAAGTTCAGCCAAGATGTAAATGACAGAAAGTCACCTAGACTTATGTTGTTTATGCCACCACGACATGGTAAATCTACTTTGGCTTCTGTTGCGTTTCCAGCTTGGCATTTGGGCAAGAATCCTGAACATGAGTTTATTAGTTGTTCGTACTCTGGATCGTTGGCCATGAACTTTAGTCGTAAGGTTCGTCAACAACTGAGAGAACCTAATTTTAAAAATGTCTTTTCTGGTGTATCGCTCGACCCTAGTTCGCAGTCCGTAGAATCATGGAATACAACCAAGGGCGGTGGTTATGTAGCAGCGGGTGTTGGTGGTGGTATTACTGGTAAAGGAGCGCACGTACTCGTCATCGATGACCCAGTCAAAAACAGAGAGGACGCAGAATCCGAGTACAATCGGGATGCGGTCTGGGACTGGTATACATCTACTGCGTATACACGACTCGCTCCGGGCGGTGGTGTACTCGTAATTCTTACACGATGGCACGATGATGATTTAGCTGGTAGGTTGCTACAAGCGGCAGCCGCGGGCGCGGATCAGTGGGAAGTTGTTAAGTATCCAGCCCTCGCCGAGAAGGACGAAGAGTTTAGAGAAAAGGGCGACGCGCTTCACCCAGAGAGATACAGCGCAGAAGCTCTGACCCAGATTCAAAAAGCGGTAGGTCCACGAGACTGGTCCGCGTTGTATCAACAGAACCCAGTATCGGACGAAGGTGAGTACTTTAATCGAGAAATGATTAGGTATTACGACGAAAATGAAGTAGACTTTGACAGATTACGCTTTTATTGCGCATGGGATTTGGCGATTGGTCAACGAGAACGTAACGATTACTCTGTAGGAGTAGTAGTTGGCGTTGATGAATACGATAATTTATACGTGGTAGATTGTGTAAGAGGGAAGTACGACGGTTTTGAACTTGTTGAGCAGATCCTAGATTTGTATGAGACTTGGCGACCCCATGTTGTGGGTATTGAGAAAGGTCATATAGAAATGGCATTAGGTCCGTTTCTACAAAAACGTGTTCGAGAACGTGGACTTAACGAAGCTTACTTTAAAGATTTGAAAGTAGGTAGACGAGATAAGGAAGCGAGAGCTAGAGCAATACAGGGTAGAATGCAACAAGGCATGGTATACTTTCCGCAAGATCCAATATGGGTTGGTCCGCTTATTGCGGAACTTTTGCGTTTTCCAAACGGGGTGCATGATGACCAAGTGGATGCGTTAGCATGGATAGGATTAATGATGACAGAATTCGCTACTTTTGTAGAGAAGATAGAACATGAACCGTCTTGGCGAGATAAGCTTAAATATCTAGCTAAGAGTGATAAACGTAAATCAGCTATGAGTTCTTAATGAATTACAACAAGAAGAAGAAAAAGTTAAGTACAGAAGAAGAGCATTTTATAGCAACCAATCAGTTTGAGCGTTACGAACGTGCGCGCGACAATGGCCATCTCGACTATATCGAAACTGCTAAAAAATGTGATGCTTTTTATCGTGGTAATCAATGGGATCCAGCTGATGTAGCTACACTAGACGACGAAGGGCGTCCTGCTCTAACAATCAATACAATACTTCCTACGGTTAACACTGTGTTAGGCGAACAAAGTACTCGAAGAGCAGATGTTAATTTTAAACCAGTAGGTAATGGTACTCAGGAAGTCGCTAATGTACTTAATAAATTATATTTACAGATAGCCGATAATAATAAATTAGATTGGTTAGAAGGAACTGTTTTTGCTGATGGTCTTATTCAAGATCGGGGTTATTTTGATGTAAGAATAGATTTCACGGATCATATCCAAGGAGAAGTGCGTATAAGTACCAAGGATCCGTTAGATATTCTGATTGACCCTGACGCCAAGGAGTATGATCCTAAAACATGGAATGAGATATTTGAAACTAAGTGGATGAGCTTAGATGAGATTGAAGAACAATATGGTCAAGATAAAGCCGATAAGTTAAGAGTAGCTGCAGAGTATGGTAATACTATGGGGCAAGACTCTGTAGAGTATGAAGAAACAAGATATGGTGACACTTACACTGGTGTAGAGTACAACCAATCAGCTACTGCTAACCCAGAAGAAAACAGACAAGTACGTGCAATTCGTGTCATTGAAAGACAATACTACCAACTCAAAGAATGTACTTACTATGTAGATAGAGTTACAGGCGACATGCGACAAGTTCCCGGAAACTGGGGTAAACGTAAAATGCAAAAGTTTGCTGATGATTATGGTTTGGATGTACTTACACGACAGGATCGTAAAGTGCGTTGGACAGTAACTGCAGACAAGTGCGTACTGTTTGATGACTGGTCTCCCTATGAATGTTTTACAATTGTCCCATACTTTCCTTATTGGAGAAGAGGTAGACCATTTGGTATGGTAAGAAACTTAATATCTCCACAAGAACAACTAAATAAAATTAGTTCACAAGAATTACATATCGTAAATACTACAGCCAACAGTGGTTGGATTGTAGAAACAGGGTCGCTCCAAGGAATGACTGCTGACGATTTAGAAGAACACGGTGCGGAAACTGGTTTAGTACTAGAGTATAATCGTGGTTCATCTCCCCCCGCGAAGATACCACCGAATCAGATTCCCACCGGCCTAGATAGAATAAGCCAAAAAGCTGCGGCTAATATTAAACAGATTAGTGGTATTAGTGATGCGATGTTAGGTACAGATAGCCCTGAGGTATCGGGTGTAGCTATCCAAGCTAAACAAAATAGAGGGGCACTTATGATTCAAGTGCCATTAGATAATCTACAAAAAACTAGGCAGTATTTAGCAGAACATATATTACGTTTGGTACAGGCGTACTACACAGAAGAGCGTTTGATTCAAATAACAGATGAATCAGATCCAATGAAACGACAAGTTCCTTTACGATTAAATGTTGTAACCCCAGAAGGACAAATAATAAATGATTTAACTTTAGGTGAATATTCTGTGGTTATTGGTACAATGCCGACTAGAGATAATTACGACGAAGTACAATTTGCAGAAGCAATCTCTTTAAGGCAGGTTGGTGTACCAATACCAGATGACTTAATTGTAGATTACTCACACCTAGCTAAAAAAGGTGAAGTTGCACAGCGTATACGTCAAATGCAAGGTATGGAACCAATGACAGAAGAAGAAGCCCAAATTGCTGCTTTCCAAGCAGAAGCTCAAATACAAAAAATACAACTTGAGATTGCTAAGATGGAAGCAGAAGTACAGAATTTACAAGCACAAGCCACTTTACATAGTGCTAAAGCACAAGAAACTATGGCAGATCCTCAACTCAAAGCAGCTGAGATAGAGGCTCAAATGGCAATGAAGCAACAAGAACTTGCCTTACGTCGACAGTTATCTGAATTAACAAACGATATGAGGAAAGGACAAACTGAAACCCAAGCGGCAGCAAAAGTTGCTACCGCAGCTATGAAACCATCAGGAGGTAGATAATGGCTGAAGATAAAAATACAGAAGAATTAGTATTCGACGGAATGCCGGGTGCTGATGCAAAAACAGAAGAAGATGTAAAACCATTTGAAGTAGACATGAACTTTGAAGACACGGAGGAAAAAGTTGAAGAAGTTGAAGAAGAAGAAACCACAGAAGAAGAACCTGTTACAGAAGAGGCAACAGAAGAAGTTGCAGAAGAGCAAGTCGAAGAACCTGTTGCACAAGAAGCAGAAAGTCAGCCAGAAGAGACAGAACAAGAGGGCGTTCCGACAGATGATGGACAACCTGTGGAAACAGTGGCGGAAGAACCAGAAGTAGAAGAACCAAAAGCACCTATGGTGCCAAAATCACGTTTGGATGAAGTTCTTGCTAAGAATAAAGAAATGCAAAAGCGTCTACAGACTCTAGAAAACGAGACAAAAGAAGAAGATGCTGGTCCTAAGTATGATTTTGTAGCTCGAGAGAAGGAATATCAAGAATTAGTGCTTGATGGCGAGACTGATAGAGCTGCACAGTTGAGAGAAGAGATCAGAGCTGCTGAAAGAGAGCAGATGATGTCCGAAATGCAAAGTAAAATGGGTCAAACTGTACAACAAGACAGAGAAGCACATGAGTTAAACAAGAAAGCTAACGAAATAATGGAAGTTTTTCCTATTTTTGACCAAAAAAGTGATCAATTTGACGAAAGACTTGCTAATGAGGTTATGGAATTACGTGATGCTTTTATATTTCAAGGGTATGGGGCTGCAGATTCACTTGCAAAGGCCACCGAGATTACTTTAATTAGGTCAAAACCAGAACTTTTAGAAGTAGACACTGCTGGAACAACAGATGCAGCACCTACTTTAAATAAAGTTGTGCAAGAAAAGAAAAAACAGGCAAATGTATCAAAAAAAGTAGCTGCTTCGCAGTCACAACCACCTCAAATGAAGGGTGAATCTACTCAAAATAAAAAAGTAGTAGATATAAATGTACTGTCT